CTGCATCCTTGATTTGATACTTAATTATTATTATTACTATCGAATCAGTAAGGCGCGGTCTAGGAAAGGGGCTTTTATAATTGAAGAACTTCACGCAGACGCTAGTGGCGACTTCGTTGGTATGGTTTACTTTCCTTACCCGTATCCCCTAAGCCTGTGGTATGACACTGCTGCTCTTCGAGTCAGGGTTCCCGATCAGGCTTTCCGGGACCTAGTAGCCGGAGTTAGCAAAATATCTAAACCTCCATCCACTGGCACAGGCATTGTGCGAGAGATGGCGGTCCCAGGCTCAATACTTGAGAAGACAAAACATCCACCCTATTGTGGAATTGTTCACTGTGCGCCCCAAGATTCCAATGACTTGTCAGGAAGAATCATTGGAGTCATCACACGTGTCAAACAAGGCAACACCACTGTTGCTGTTATGGCTAATCATTGTCTTGAGCAAGTCGAGATGAGACAAGAAACCGGACAAAGTGTCTATGTGCACTTTAAAGGCCGTGATTTTGAATTCCCTAAGGTGGATGTCGTATCCCGTTCAGAGACTTTTGAAGACAACCTCGATCTAGTCACTCTATCCTTTCCAGCCCGTTGGTGGTCTGTGTCAGGGATGTGTGCGATCAGATTCGAGCCCTCCATTAAGGTCGATGACGTGGTTTGCGTTTACACCCCTGAGGTTGATGGATCGTGGCTGAAGTCCTTGGGCTCTGTTCTCCGCCCGACTACTCTGTTCAAAGTTGATCATTCAGCTTCTACGCGGTTTGGCACTAGCGGTTCCCCTCTTATTCAGAAGGGGGTTGTAAAAGCTTTCCATACTGCTCGAAACGAGTCAAAAGGCTGCAATTGCGCCTCGTCTCCCCTCCTACTCCTCAAACCGGACCTCTTAATCACTGAGTCTCCGGAACCAAAGATGACTCTTTGGCATGAGAGTGAGGGGTTGTACGAGCGTGACGGTCGGTTCTTCACTGTCGATTTCGATGAGGACGCTTTCCAGGAAGACCTCAGGCATGGGTACGATATCCGAGAGGATTACTCATACTTGGTGGTTACCACAAAGGGAGAGCATCGTGCTTACGTAGCAGCTGGCCACAAACAATACTCCCTTGCGGAGCTAGATGATATGTGGATGCGTCATCGCTTCGGTGATGACTATGATGAGAAAGAATCTGGACTGGGTGCTGGGACCGAGAGCCCGCAAAGGGAAGTGAAAGAGTCGGTGAAGACCCCAGCCTTGACAGAGGCAGTGGTCAAGCAGATGATAGAGAGTGCTCTACGCCTCTCTGTCCCTCCACCGACCCCCTGCCCTTCTCCTGAGCGTGGGGTGACCCCTGGGGTTACCCTCACTCCCTCCTACGTTTCAACTTCGTCTGGAGGACTCACTGCGACTCACCATCCCTCTCTGGTCACACTCCCCCCGCTCCCTTTAAACGAGCTGGGCTTGAAGTGTGCCCGGAAAAACACTTCGCCTCCCAACTCGGGAAGTACTCCTGGTTTAACCGCTCGAGTACCGACCCCGGCATCTCCTCCAAGTACATTGGAAGAGAAGAGTCGGAACCCGAAGGGTGGAGGGTCGTCGGCACCACAACATGCCGATTCTCTTCAGCGGGACGGAAAGAAGAGAAAGAAACGACGACCCGCGAGAAAGAAATCGTTACCGGACTCGGAAACTGGCACCACGCAGACCGCTCCAACGCAGCAGCACTCAGATCATTCAGAACTCAGTGCGCTCGTAGAGTCTATGCGCCAGCTCCAGAGCAAAGTGTCGTTGATGCAGCGACGAGGAAAATCCTCGAAAGCTACCCAAAAACAAGGAACCCCTCGGGGTTCTACGGGGAGCTAGACAGGGATATCCTTGAAAAGCGCATCCGATACCTCTGCCAACACTCCGTCAAGAGAGATTCTAAGCCTGGTGTCCCCTGGTCGCAATTAGCACACGACAATGCAGGGTTCATCGAGGAGAATCTCGGCCTAATCATCAGAACTGTAATTGGAAGACTACAGACTTATATGTCTTATTCAGTTGATGATGTGGCAGTAATGACCCCCCAACAGCTTGTGGAAGCTGGCCTTACAGACCCCGTCAGGGTGTTTGTTAAGGGTGAGCTCCACCCCACTCGGAAAGTCGAACAAGAAAGATGGCGTCTAATTTTCGCCGTCTCCTTGATTGACCAAATCATCGAGCGACTCCTGTGTGGCAATCAAAATGAATATGAGATTGACACCTGGATGACGCACCCCTCAGCCCCGGGTCTCGGCTTGTCTGATGACCTACAATTATCCAGTCTCTACGACAGGATAATGGACCTGAAGGGTGGAAGTCCGCTCGCTGAAGCCGATGTGACCGGTTGGGATTGGTCAGTCCAGAAATGGGAGCTCTTGAAGGAAGCAGAGTTTCGGGCCCGCTTAGGAAGATTCAGCACGACTGCTGCTCACTGTATGACTGTGAGGAGTTATTGTCTGTGCGAGTCTATCTATGCCATGCCCGATGGCTCACTACTTGAACTCCTAGTTGGAGGAGTTCAGAAGTCTGGATGCTACAACACATCATCAACCAACTCTCGTTTGAGAGTCTTTGTTGCCCACCTAGTGGGCGCAGAGTGGGCTATTGCTATGGGAGATGATTGTTTGGAAC